AAGCCAAAGGGGGGAAACTCATTTCACGATGTCCATTAGTTCATAGTTAAATTTAGTTGATTACAGCCCCCCTTAAAATAACACACGCCTTTTATTAGGTGTGCCATAGCCTGTATAGACTATGGCTTAAATAAAAAAACTCCCTTTCGCGCTTGTCAGGTTTAGTTCCTAGTTGCTTAATAAAGTAGCTAGGTTTTTTTATGTCTGAATTTCCCTTTTTTATTTTCATTTTTTTAATTTTTAATAAGCTATTAGCCTTTGCTTTCTCTATACTCAATCATTAATGATCTCATTAATGAAATCATTGATTATATATAAATATAGATATAAATAAAGATATAGATAATAATATTTTTCTTTTGTTTCTTTTTTTTTAAAATTTTATATTGACTTATAAAAATAAATAATTTAACTTTTAAACAGGACAGATATTCAACAATAATAAATTGACTTTTAATTAGGTTGGTTTATATTAATAAATGAGATTGGGAGTATTTCTAAGTTGTTGAATGTCCTAGCTTTCAATCTCAATAATTCAAAATAGGACAAAATGACAACTCAAAAAACTACATATTTAAAAATAACACCTAAAATAAATGAGTTATTTTCTGATTTAGATTATGATGAATTAGGTTATATTATTTCAACTACTATTAATAATAAGGAATCACTATCTTCTGATAAAAAGCTAAAAGCCATCACAAACTTAGTTCAAAAAGAAATAATTTTAGATCCAAGTTTAATAATCGAAGATGAGTAAATACAAACCTCTTTATTCAAATTTATGGAACGATCCAGACTTTGAAAAATACACGCCACAAGAAAAATTAATTTATATCTTTTTAATCACTAATCAAGCAGTAGAGAAAAGCGGTATTTATAAAATAACTATAAAACAAATCTCTTTTTATACTGATTGTAATAAATCAATCATTAATGACTTCATTAATAAACTCATTAATGATAATAAGATAAAATATGATTTTGAGAAAGGAGTAATATTTATCAAGAATGTTTTTAAATTCCAGAAAGGAATGATTAAAAATAAAAAGATAATGTTTATATCCTTACTTAAAAATTATCAAATGGTTAAAACTGATTTTTGGCAAGAGTTTTTTGATCTATATATCAATGATGAAGTCATTAATGAATTCATTAATGACGCCATTAATAAAGAGGTTGCAGATTTTATTATTAATAAAAAGCAGGACAAGCCAAAAAAACCAAAAGAAGATAAGAAAGAAGAATGTAAATCAGAATTACCAGATTTTATAAATCCTGAAATTTTCAAAGATTTTAAAAACATGAGAAAGAAGATGAAAAAGGAAATGACAGAAAGAGCGGAAAAGATGATAATTAAAAAACTTAAAGGATTTGAAGAGTTAACATCAGGTGATGCAAATATAGCACTTGAGCAATCTATATTAAAAAACTATACAGATGTTTATGAACCTAAAGCCAGTACCACAAAAACCACTGGAATAGACTTTAAAAAACTTAACTTATCAAACAGAGAGCAACACACAGCGGATTTAATCAATAAAATGATAAATGCTACATTGATTAATAGAATAAGTATTAAAAACTCAAATTTAGCTTGTTTTCACACAACGAAAGAAAATAAAGAAAAACTAAATAATTTGCCAGAAGATCAAAAGCAAGAAATTAGAAAAATTGTAAAAGATAGTTTTGGAATTAAAGAGATTGAATATATTTATTAACCTTAAATTAAATTAATTATGAATAAATTATTAAATACACAACTTTATAATAGAAAATGCCTAGTAATAGCCAACAACCCAGCTGCTCAAAGTTATGAGGAAGCTTTAAAAAAAGAAGAGGTTATAAAGATGGATAATACTATATTCTATCAAGGAAATTCAATATATAGAGAGTACATTCATCCTTGTAATATTTATCAAAATATAGGAAAACCCCTAACTTTAGATAGGGTTTTAAAGGGACTGGGTAACTTAATAAAGCAAGATAATCATAATGTTGTAATGGAGGTAGATACAGGAACTGGTTATGACTCTGTAACAATATCATTAACTCAAGGGGATGAGGTTCTTTATTTTAAGTGGAGCTTAGGTAAGTTACTTGAACAACAAGCGGAGCATAGCCAAGAAGATCTAAAAGAAATACTATCTTCTTTCTTTTTATTGGACATCAATGGGCTTACAACATTTTTAAAAAATAAAAAATCAACTTAAATTAAAATAATTATGACTATATTCACAAATATTCAGCATCGCAGAAATCAATTAATAAGAAAAGGTTTAAACCCCAGTTCTTTAGTTTTAATAACTAATCAAAGAACAATGTATCATATTCTATATGATGCTGGAGTAGATAAAAAATTACTTAAAGACTCTAAAAATACTCAACAATTTTATGGGATGAAAGTTATTATTATAAAAAGTGACAATTTCCAACACAACCTTGACTTACATTTTGAAATACATGAATTAATAAACCATGACTAAATACGAGAACATAGAAGCAGAGCAAGTAATAATCGGATCTGCTATAATGAATAATAGCCTACTTCTAAATATAGCTGATATTTTAGAAGAAAAGCATTTTTATTATGAAGAGCATAAGATTATCTGGAGGGAGTTTATAAGAATAGGAAAAGAAGGCGGAACTGCTGACCCTGTAACCCTAAAGGGTTGCTTAAATAATGTAGCTTTTAAGCACCTAGGGGGCAGTAAATACCTTTCAATATTAATACAATTAGCAAGTGGAACTGCCGATATAAGAGGTTATGCAAAAACACTAATTGAGCTGTGGAAAAAAAGAGAATTAGAAGTTTTGATTGAGAATTGCAAGGAGTCATTACAAGACAAGAATTTTGATTATTTATCTTCTAAATTACAGAACGATATGCTAAAATTGGATAGTAATAATCCAGTTCAAAAGGTGCAACATATATCAGAGGTAATTACTGATATTGAAAATGATGAAAGGAGTTTACTAGATAATGATTTTGTAACAACAGGTTTTAATAAATTAAATAATATATTAAATGGCGGTTTTTATAAGAAGCAATTAGTTGTAATTGGTGCTAGACCTTCCGTTGGTAAAACTTCCATCGCTCAACAAATGATATTAAAAGCTAGTGATTCAGGTAAGAAATGCCTGTTTATATCACTAGAAGTTGATAAAAAAAATGTATTCCTAAAATTTGTTAGTAATATGGTTAGTATTGATGGCTATAAACTACAAATCAGAAAATTTAATCAATCAGAATTAGAATCAATCAAACAAGCTAAAAAGAATCTAAGAGAATTAAATATTTATGTTAATGATTCATCATCTCTTAATGTATCACAGATTGAAAACATAATCAAAAAGCAATTAGAAATAGAGCCAGTAGATATGGTTTTTATTGATTATATCCAGATCATAAGATTTTTAAATCAAGGTAATTTTAATGAAGCTAGTGCCATAAAAGAGAACACAAGCCGATTAAAAGAAATAGCTAAAAAGTATAATGTAGGAGTTGTAGCATTAGCACAAATTAGCCGTAAAGGAGTTGAGAATAACCAAGAGCCAACAGTTAATGATTTAAAAGGTTCGGGTGGTATTGAAGAAGATGCGGATGTTGCTATATTATTACACAGGGACAAAAACCAAGAAGAAGGCGGAGGCTATTTTTCTAATAATGGAAAGTTAATAATTGCCAAAAATAGGCACGGAGCAACAGGGGTCGTCGGCTTTGAGTTTGAAGGTAAGTTTTCAAGATTTACAGAATCAGTAAATAATTTTTGACATGGAGCATATAAGCAAACCAATAAAAAAGATATTAAAGAAAATTAAAGATCAAATTAAATTAAAATAATTCTTGACTAACATAGTTTAATATACTACACTAATAATGTAATCAATTAAAATTAATAAAAAAATGAACCCTTTTGAATTAATGTTTAAATACAACCAGACTGAAAAAGAATGTTTAGAGTCGGTTAAAATAAATGGATTAGCTTTGCAATTTGTTTTACATAAAACTCCTGAAATAGTATTGGAGGCGGTAAGGCAAAATCCTAAGGCTAAGCAATTTATACTCGGATCTTGCTTTGATCAAAGAGCTACAACAGATCAGAAAAAAGAATTTAACAATTTAATAAATAATTATGAAAAGAATAATTTATAAATCAGCACAATCTTTATTGTGGATTTTTTTAATATATCTAGGATTTTCAGGAATGGCAAATGGCATTAGTAAATGCGATGTAGCAACTGGCATTGAATACAAGAAATGTCTAGGAGTTTAAAAAAATTTAAATTAAAAAACTATGACTAATAAACTAATAAAAAAACACGGATCAGACAATGTCGAGCTATTAGGAAATACCTTTATAGCAGAATATATCGAAACTAACGATATTAATCCAAATGATAAACAAAAAGAATTAATGAAAAGATTATTTAACAAGTTTGTTAGGCGGAGCAAAAAGGAATCAGGAAAAGAATTTGCATTGCCAATAGAACAAAATCTTGATTGTTTAAAGTTAGATATAGAAGATGTATTCGAATATAAGGCAGAAGGAAGAAAAAATTGACATTAAGGAACAAGGATATATAATAAAGCTATTTCAATTAATATCTAAACAAATGACAGAAGAAGCAAAGGACTTAGGAGGAAGACCATTATTATTTGAATCAACAGAAGAATTACAAAAAAAAATAGATGAGTTTTATGATTGGATAAAAGAAAATGAAAAACCTATGACTTTAGGGCGGTTAGCAGTTTTTCTTAATTGCACCACGAACACAATAAGAAATTACCAAGAGAATCAGCAGTTTTTTAGTACCATCGAAAAAGTTAGGCAACATATACTAGCAGATAAAGAGGAAAGACTTAATGAAGGCAAGGCAACGGCAGGGATCATATTTGACCTTTGTAACAACAATAAAGACTTATACACCAACAAGGAGAGAGATGGCAACGATAAAATCATCAATGTTTACACTAATTCACCAGTTAAATAATGGATTTACTAGATAACAAAACAATCATTAAAAGAGTATCACCAACAACATTAGAGGCATTCTTGAAGCTAGAAGATAAGAACCTAATTATAAAAAGCTTAATTAACAAGCTATTACCCATTTTCCCATCATTAGATCTTGAAGAATACAAAAAGATTAACAAAGAAATCATTAAATTGATTGATTCCAAGCCAAAAACACAAAAAAAATAAACCCTTATCCAACAAGGGAAAAATGCCAAGTCATCACCGCGTGGCGTGTGTAAA